GTCATAAGAGTGACCTAACTTAATATCTCCCCCACCATACAAAAAGCAGTAGGTGACAGTCTTGACTTGAGATCTAGTGATACCAATTTTATCAGCGTTTTCTTGGTGTATGTCACCATGCAATAGCACTTTGGCATACCGTCCTTTATCCCATCTTGCAAGATAATGGGCAAGCACCCGTAACTCAATACCGCTAAGATCAGCACCAACCATTCGTAGGTTCGGACTAGCAGTAAATAAACGTCTAAATCTTTCATCACTTGGCACTTGGGCAAGATTTGGAGATCGATGCGCTGCTCTAAAAGTTTGAGTAGCTACCGAACAATGATGATGTATCCTACTAGACTTCGTAACAAGCTTCTGCCATGCGTTCACGCCTTCTGATATCATCCCTAACTTTTTCGTAAGATCCAGTAGTGTCAGAAAACTCAGAGCTATATCCGTTCCAAGTTCCTTTAATACGGTCTCGTCTATCACGGGCTTTCCTGATGCAGTCATTGACGACGGTATCCATCCATGATGAGATGTCAGTATCCATGCTATATGATCTCGTGAGGTGGGGTTTAAATCTTTGAGTTTTGTGAATGGAGCACCAGCGTAAAAGCCTTTGGTCCTATTATTTCTCTTAGGAGTAAATACTGGTCCGCTAACGTAAGGGTACCTGTTTCGAAGTAACTTACTAGTTTCTTCATATTCTTTTCGGAGAGAAGATTCAAGTTCCCGTGCAGCTGGTTCATTAAAAAACCATCCATGTTGTTCCTGTTCAGTTAATATTTGTGCTACCTGATGTTCTAACGTGATCCATTCAGGTATTTTTCGAAATGCTTGCATAATTTGGTGGTGACTGCAACATCTTGTACACAATAATCTTGCATTTCTTGAGACCAATCAGACCAATCAGTTGTTTTACCAAAGTTTCCTTTGTATTCGTTTAGTCTGTAGCCATATGCCTCAAGAGAATGACGGCCATATAATTGTAATGGCATGTGATTCCAATTGTGTTTTTTATCTATATCGAGTAAATTCGGATGATATAAACGAGATAACAAAAGGGTATCAATAATAGTACCGCGAGGAGAAAACCAAGGGTAAATACTTTTAATAATAGGTATATCAAAGCCGATAATATTGTGACCGACCAAAATATCAGCAACTTCGAGATACCCGAGCCCCGTCGTGATCGAGTTGTTAGCCATCGGAAGATCTTTCGGGGATTCCGAATATCTTTCATCGTTAAAGGTTTCAACTCTTCTGTCTTTTTCCCAGTAGATTGAGAGACAATGTATTCTTGTGGCATCTTTAAGAAGACCGTTTGTTTCCAGATCGAACACTGCCATTCCCACTGTTCCAGTGGTAGGTACGGTCAACGAACTTGGCTTTTTCAATTGCTTCCTTGCTAGGTGGGTTAGGTTTATTCAATTCTTTATCTAAATGTTTATACCATGGATGCTCATACCCTCC